GTAACTGATCTCACCTCTCAGGTTGATAACATACACCCATAGTTCGGCATTACCCTATACTATGTGGAGTAGGCTGAAATTGGTGACGGCATTCGTACCGATTTATTCTTGCTCCGAATCTGCAGGAAGGAACCTAGCTAGTTCAGCTGGAATATCATTGCGCGCACAGTACATTTCCCGGGTTTCCCCAAGCAAGCACTCTTGATCATGCAGCAGCAGAAGCAGAGCGAACTGATTGGCTTGGCGCTCGAACTTGCCAACATGGAACAACGTATGCTGTTCGGTAAAGAAATGCCCGATGCCTTTATGTAGTCTGTCATGGGCGAGCTCGTGAGCACACACGAATCGCTGCCATTCGAACGGCAATTCCGAATTAATGACAATATAGCGGCGCCGGAGCTTATGGAAATAGAGGCCGCGAGTTGATTTCCCGAGATCAGCTGTTCTAACTTGAATGTTCAAATATTGCGCAAGCTGAAAAGGACAGTTCGTTTTATATTTTCGAATTAATGATCGTACAATCTTCTCTACATCCATGAGATGCACCTCGCGGATAGGTTAGTCATTGAGCTTTGTTCAGCCCCGGGGCTTGCGCTTATTGCGCTTCTTCGCATCCCAGAACAAGGCCTCCAACACTTGAAGCACCCGTTCACGGTCTTCCTCCTCGATGGGAACGCCATCGAACATAATTTCTGAATCTTCCTCCAGCAACTGGCGGAAATCCTTCTTATCTCTCCATGTGGCCCATTCAGGAATAGAATCAGATGAAGTTAAGGCCAGCGGCATCGAATTATCGATACGGCCTAGCAAGTAATCGCTCGATGTATGCAGCAGATCGGCAAGTCTGCCGATGATATCGCTCGGCGGCGTCGTGCGTCCTGCTTCGTAGTTGGCTACATTGGCGCGTTTCATACCGAGCGCGTGGGCAACATCGTCTTGCGATAAGCCTTGCTTGAGCCGCAGCTCCTTAATACGGGAACCTACAAGTTCTTTGTTCGTTACGGACATGGCTACCACCCTTATTTTACATATGTTCATAAATTCAAGATTGACGTTCATTTTATGAGCATGGTATGCTTGCAGTGTATCACACAGGAACAGGTGTTCGCAATAATTATCGGTGAGTTGTTTAGAATGAACAGCATCATTCTATAATGTTGTTTTACACAACACAAGGCCAAGTTTAATAGAACAATTCTTTTTTTTATTTTCGTTATTTTAAACAACTATATTTATTTATTATGTTACTACTAATAACTTTTATATGAGGAGCGATGAGGATGTTGGCAACGGTGAATCGGTCGGCTACGCGAAAAATGGTGGAGCAGTATTTATCTATGGCTCGTTTGTACAAAAGAACAGGCATCGTACGAAGAGAAATGAAAATGACGACTTCCTATGAACCGAGATTCCACGGTGCGACGAATCAGGTAGGCAAGCCAGTAGAAGAGATTGCCCTGCACAATGTGGACAAGGAAGCATACATGAAAACGGTACACGACAATGTCATGAAGGCGGTCGCACATCTAGGCGACATGGAGCGCGAACTAATAGAGAACTGTTATCTCAATCCACATGTACAGAAGCCAGATTATCTGCTTTGCTTTGACTTGAATGTAAGTGAGCGTACATTCCGCAGAATCAAAGCACGGGCAATTACCGAGCTGGCCTTTATGCTTGGAATCGAAGTATTCGAAGGTTGATGCATGATATCATTCCAGGATAGCTGAGCATCCCAGAAACAGAATGTCGTGTCTTGCAAGGACGAGGACTATGATGTATTGCATATGAGATCGCAGTGACCTCCCGCTGGCCGGATGGTGGCACACTGGTGGACGGGACAAGGTGCTAAGATGATAGTGTGAGGTTGTGGGCATGGGGGCAGGACAACCTTGCAGGTAGGAAGGAAGAACCGTTTGCGGCGAAGCTGTATAACGGTTTTTTTGTACCGCAGGACAGGAGGTGATGGCTTGCGAAGCAGCGAGATTCAGCAGGGGGTGATGAACAGGGTGCGGGAACGTTACCCAGACATCCCAGTGTTGGAGTCAGAAGAACGAACGAATGAGTTAGCGCCCTGCTTGGTCGTGAAGCTCGTTCGAGGTGAACGGACTCGTGTAGGTGAAGGCCGCTATCAAGCGCAAGCAGCTATCGAGGTCGAGTATTATCCCGAGGCAAAGGCTGCTTCCGTTCATGATGTTGCGGATGCGCTGTATGATGCGCTGGAACTGATTGAAGCAGGCGGCAGCTTATGCAGGGGGACAGGCTGGAAGCATGAGATCGTGGAACGCAAGCTGCGGTTCCAAGTGCAGTATGAGTACATGCTTACCCGTTCCCGAGCGGAAATAAGCAAGATGAATGCCATGAAGCAGGAGGGACGCATTCGAGATGTCTAATGCAAACAAGCAGGACAAGCGTAATGTGGAACATGCCGAGGCTGCGGGCGAATTCGCTTTTGCGAAGGAGCAGTGGCTCCAAGCAGCATGCTGGAGTGCAGGCGAGCGAGACATGCTGCATGCGCTTCTGGCGAGCAATGAGCAGTACACGAAGGAGCAGATTGATACTCTGCTACACCAATTTCGAATTCAGGAGGTAATGTAATGGCTGGAGGAACATGGTCGACGCAGAACAAGGTAAGACCAGGCGTATATGTGAATGTAGTAAGTGAAGGGAAATCAGTTGGAACCCTTGGTGAGCGTGGGATTGTAACTTTTCCCTTGGCTATGAGCTGGGGCCCATCTAAAAAAGTAATTGAGATTTCTGCTGGTGATAATGTTCGAGATTTACTTGGTTATGATATTACAGCACCAGAACTTCAGCTTGTTAAAGAGGCAATGAAACGAGCACACAAAATACTTCTCTATCGCTTAAATACTGGTGTTGCCTCGAAGGCTACGGCGGGATCATTAACGGCAACAGCAAGATATAATGGTAGCCGTGGTAACGACATTAAGGTTGTTATCCAAAAAAACATCGATGATGATAAGAAGTTCGATGTCATTACCGTGTTTGCCGGCACACCCGTTTATACGGAAACAGTTCATAAAATCGAAGAGCTCGTAGGCAACGCGTATGTCGGTTTTAGTGGGAATGGAGAGTTGGAAGCGACAGCGGGTCTTCCTCTTACCGGAGGAAGTAATGGGACAGTAACCAATCAAGATCATATGGATTATTTGGAAGCAATTGAGGTTTACGATTTTAATGCCATGGCACTGCCTAATGATGAACAGTCGCTTAAATCTGTTTATACCTCCTTCGTAAAACGGCTTCGAGAAAAGGAAGGTAAAAAAGTACAAATTGTAATGCCTAATTATTCGGCAGCTGATTACGAAGGCGTGATTAGTGTGAAAAACGGTGTTGTTTTATCGGATGGCACTATTCTAGATGAAGTAAAAGCAACTGCATGGGTAGCAGCAGCAACCGCGGCAGCTGGTGTGAATGAATCTCTCACCTACACCGCTTATGACGATGCGGTGGATGTAGATAAAAAATATACGAACTCCAAAATAGAAGAAGCACTAAAAAATGGTGAATTGTTGTTCGTTCAAAACAATGGACGAGCTGTAGTGGAACAAGATATCAATACGTTTATTGCGTATACACCGGAAAAAGGGCGTCAGTTCGCCAAAAATAGAGTCATTCGAGTGTTAGACGCCATTGGAAATGATATAAAATCGATCTTCGAGAAATCATACATTGGCAAAGTTAACAATAACGATGACGGTAGAAATCTATTTAAAAATGAATGTATTTCCTACTTGAATAGCTTGCAGGGAGCTTCGGCAATTCAAAACTTCGATAGTCAAACGGATGTCGTCATCTTACCTGGAGACGAAGTAGACGCTATCTATTGTGAACTGCATATCCAGCCAGTGGACTCTGTAGAAAAAATTTATCTAAAAGCAACATTACAATAGGAGGGATTGTTCATGGGTTATTTAAAAGCGAGAGATACCATATCGGGACAAGAGGGCCGTGCATTTGCGACCATTAATGGACGAAACGTAGAAATGTTTTATGTTAAAACATTAGAAGCAAAGATCGAAAAAAATAAAGTTGAGGTAAACTCGCTGGGAAGACGCGGGACGCAACATAAAGCTGCAGGCTGGACGGGGACCGGCAGCATGACAATTTACTATGTAACAACTGAATTCCGACAGTTAATGTATAACTACGTAGCGAACGGAAGAGATACCTATTTTGACATTATGATTACGAACGAAGATCCTACCTCATCCATTGGCAAACAGACTGTAACTTTAAAAGACGTGAACCTGAACAGTGTCGTCATTGCAAAATTGGATACAGGTAGTCAGGTATTGGAAGAAGAAGTCGAATTTACGTTTGAAGATGTAGTTTTGCAGGATTCATTTAAAGCACCGATTCTTGGTTAGTTGAGGAGGAGAAAAAATGAGTTTCAAAGCTTTTTTACGTGAAAATGTGGCAGTTAGGAAAGAAAAAGAAGTTATTATTTCTGAACGATTCAAAGATGATGCTGGAAAGGCAGTCCCGTGGAAGATTCGAACAATCACAGCCGAAGAGAATGCGGAGTTGCAGCAGCAAGCAACAGTACGAAAAAAAGGGGAAACCGAATTCGATGGAACCCTTTATATTGCAAAGCTTACTGCGGCAAGTGTAGTATTTCCTGATTTAAAATCGGCGGAGCTTCAAAAAAGTTACGGCGTAATGGGAGACGATGTTCTTCTCAAATCAATGCTTACGGCCGGGGAATATTCAAAGCTATCTTCGGTAGTACAAGCTTTGAATGGAATGGATGAAGATATTAGTGAATTGATTGAACAAGTAAAAAACTAATTGATGGTGGCGACCCCATGGCGAATTATGCTTATTATGCGCTCCACGAACTAGGAATTATGCCGTGGGATTTCATGGGGTGGTCTCCACGTAAGCAGGCAACGGTAATCGCGATGATCGATATTCGGATTAAAGCGGAAAAGAAGATACGGAAGAGTACTTGATAAATCTCCCTGATGTTATGGTACAATTTAACTATAACAATCAGGGGGAGAAAGATGAGAAAATATTTTGTCTTTTCTATAGTTATTCTAGTGCTTATACTTACCGGATGTACAACGAGCATTTATGATGAGCCTTATACAAATGAAATTATCGATAGGATATCTGGCCCTCAATCAGAGGTAACTAGTTCAGATCTCCTGAGCCTCTCAATGGCAGAGGTTTATGAAAGAGAAGGAAGAATGACGATTGCAGGAAAGACAGTAGGGCAGGTCATAAAAGAATCAACTCGCATTACCATGGAAAAAATAGAACAAGGTAAACAAGCAAATGAAGAGAGAGAAAAGCAAGTTGCTCTCAGCAAGGAACGAACAAAAAGAATTAAAATAGAGCTGGTTAAAAAAGAGAATTACCCTTTTAGTGTCCAAAAGGGAATCTATAATGATGTTATTCGAATTGACTATCGAATGACGAATAACTCAGGTAAGCCTATTTCGGCGTTTAAAGCTAGCTTCACTCTTCTTGATGCGTTCGGTGAGTCCATATTTACTTCAGGCATAACCTATGACGAGGGGCTCCAAAAAGGTGAAAAGGTAACCCAAGCATATCAAGTCGAGGTGTCGCCTTTTACTGAGGGGTCAAAGGATTTATGGAGAGCAAGTAAAGTTAAGTTGGTCTATACGATAAAAGAAATCATTTATGCCGATGGGACGAAAGAATAAATGAACCACCCTCATTCGAGGGTGGTTTTTCATTTCAAGAAAGAAGGGAGGATGCAAATGAATGGTATAGCAGAAATGAATCAGGTCATAATGGTGGCTGAGCGAGTTTATAAGCAGCTCAATGTGCGCGCGAAAGTAGTAGATACATTGTCATCTGCGCAAGAAAGGTTAATAACGCTTGAGGCTGAAGCGGTAACCACAAGACAAAAATTTTATATGCAACAGAGCAAGGTGAATGCGGAAATTCGCCAGGGGACAAAGAATCAGACCCATTTCAATAATGCGATTAAGCAAGGAGCCGAAGAACAAAAACAATTAATTGATGAAATAAGGAAGCTCAATAAGAATGATTATTGGAAAGTCGGATTAAAAGCGGGGAAGAGGATTTATAGTTCAGCGGTTGGAGATGCGATGTCGTTGAATAAAATGGAGCAGCTCGTTATGGCGAGATCTGGTTCTCCAGAGTTAGGCAAGTATTATATTCAAGACTGGAAAAAGACTGCGCGACAAACGGGAACCAATTTCAATGATCAAATGAAGTTAGGAATGTCTTTTATGCCGCAGGTTAAAAATCCCCGGCAGGTAAATGATCTAATGAAATTATCCCAGCAGATTGCCGCATTCGACGTAAGTGGAAAAGGCTCTGCTGGAGCAGCAGAGGCAATAAAAAGTCTTATGGGCGGGGATTCATCACCATTATCAAAACAAATGGATATTCCTAAAAGTGTAATTGAGAAAAAATTTGGAATTGTGGATGCTGCGAAATCAGGAGATTTAGACAAGTTTATTCAGAAATTTAAAGAAATGCTAGAATACATGTCCATGGGTGAAAAGCAATACAAAATGTTAATGGACACTCCTGCGATGAAAGCGGAAGCAGCCGTAAATGGGTTTAAGAATTCATTGGCCGAAGCCGGCATGACAGCCATGCAATTGTTGGCACCTCAACTCGAAAGAGTCAATCAATGGCTTCAGTCTACGCAAGGACAAACCTTCTTTATGAGTTTAGGTACCACGATTGCGACTGTAACAACTAAATTTATTGAGTTTATTCAATGGCTAAATGAGGGGGGGAGAGCGGTTAATTTCCTCACCCAGCTTATATCGCCTCGATTATTAAGTATTGCATCCATTTTAGGATTAGTTGCCTTATCAAGTAAAATAATCGTTCCGGTTCTTGGAGCAGCGAGTCAAGGATTAGCGATTCTTAGTGGGTGGATAACACGGGCTTCTGTCAGTACAACTGCTTTAACTGTTGGCCAATCTACTCAAATTATCCAATCCCAAATGTGTGTGGGGAGTGCGATGCAACAAGCCACAGCTACGGGGGTGATGGGTGCTTCTGCGACTACGGCAAGTGGAGCTGTAACTGGTTTATCTTGGGCAGTTCGTGGATTAAGCATAGCTCTTAAAGCGGCAAGTGTAATCGGTATTGTGCTCATTTTTGCTGATCTCATAGGGATGGCTATTAATGCGGGGAATGCATCTAATACTGCTGCTGGAGCATGGAGCAATTCAATGTATGCCATGGATCTTTCTACTATGCAAGCCGCTCAAAATATACAAAACAATTTGCATAACATGGCAAGCAGTGCAATCAAATCAGCTAAAACAATAAATGCAGCAACGGGTCTGGCGAAAATCCCTTCTGAAGTGAAATTAAACCCAAATGGCGGAGGTACAGTAGTAATCGATGGACGTACTTTCACTAAAGATAAAGATGGAACGGTGTACGAAAAGAAGCAAGGGACGGAACGATCAGCGTACTATAATCAGAACGTTGATTTGAGTGGTTTGGATAAAGTTCTCTCTGGAAACTTTGAAACGACTGTGACCATGTCTACGTTTGCTCCACAAAACGTAAAGCCTCTTGCAATGAATTCCAAGGGATTGCTGTATTATTCTGGATATGGTGAAGCGGAGAAATTGATTATAGAGCACAATACAAAAACTCATAACGAAAAGGTGACAAATCCTGTTGATATCAATTCAGTACATCAATATTTGGGCCAAAAGTTCGAGGAAGAAAAACGAAATAAGAAGCTGGAAGACTTGCAGAAAGACTTTGAAGGTTGGAAATATGAACCAACAACCCCTAGCAAAGTGGATAATATAGGGAAAGTAGATTCTGTCGGCAAAATAGAAGAACCCGTTGAAATTGGAAGCGAAGATATTAAGGTCATGCGTGAGCTTGCTGAAATGCGGCATGTTCAAAATTTCGTGACTCTAACGCCAACTGTTCAGGTCACCACAGGAGACATTAATCATCCTACGGATATTAACACAATCATTAATCAAATTGAAAATAAGCTGGAGGAGCAATTTATTGGAGCAGCGCAAGGGGTGTATGGATATTGAAAAAGCTTTATCATGTACTTTCCTATTTTTCCAAACAACAAAAGAAGGATGCGCTGGGATATGGAATTTGGCTTGGATTCAATAATCAGAAAGAGGGATTTCAGATTCCTGTGAATCCACCAAGAATTGAAGTGAATAGCGGAAATGAGAACAAGACCTATGAAATTTCGAAATTTGGAGAAATTGCTGTAATCAAATCACCAAGATTAAGAAAATATAGTTTTGAGAGTGAGTTTCCAACTTCGCTTGCAAACCCGAATCATTGGGTGAGTAACTTGATGCTTGAACCAGAATATTATATCGATACGATTACGAAATGGATGAAAACGCAGCACCCAATTCGATTTATTTATACTGGAGAGTTTGATATTAATGTAGCCGCCACGGTAGAATCATTTGACTATTGGGAAGAAGTAACGGGGTGTGTCCAGTACAAGCTCAGTTTGAAAGAGTATCGCTTCTACTCAGCTAAGAAAGCAACGATTGTTAAAGATCCTAAAAAGCCTGGAACCAATAAAATAGTAAAAAAAGAAAAGCAGCGGCCTGACCAAAAAAAAGCTCCAAAAACGTATAAATTGAAGAAAGGCGATACCCTATCCTCAGTGGCGAAGTCTCAATTAGGAAATGCTAATCGTTGGCGTGAAATTAAAGAACTTAACCATATTTCTGATGCACAAGTAAAGAAGTTGCAGATTGGTCAGGTATTGAAGCTGCCAGCAAAGGAATGAAGGAGGATAGGTCATGTTACAAATTCTCCTTGAGAACAAGGACGGGTCTATTTGGGATATTTCTGAAATTGTTACGAGTGTAAACTGGAGAACAGTCCGCGTAGGTAAGGCAGGTACATTGACTTTTACAGTGATCCGCGATGGACTTTATCAAGCAAAAGAATTCAAGATAGAGCCTGGATCAGTCGTATCAGTCAAATACAAATCTTCTCCTATGTTTTACGGATATGTGTTTGAGTTGAGGTACGATATGGATGATGCCGTTCAGATTACGGCATATGATCAAATTCGATATCTTGATGCATCTGATTCTCGGGTTTTTAAGGGCGTTACAGCAGGTCATATCATTAAGCAAATCGCAGCTGATTTCGGACTCAAATCGGGCATGATCGCGGATACTAAGTACAAGCTGCCTAAAACGCTTCATGAATCCAAAAAATTGCTCGATATGATTTATGATGTGCTGGAGCAAACGACGATGGCCGGTTACGGTGTATATGTATTTTATGATGATTTCGGCGCATTAACGCTAAAACATATTAAAGACATGACCGTATTGAAAGCATTCGGCGACGAGAGCCTGATGACGGATTTCTCTTACGGGATTTCGATCGATAAGGATACCTTCAACCAGGTTGTTCTCGTACAAGATAAGAAAGAGCTAAAGAAGAGCGAAGCATATGTTGCTCAGGATTCCAGCAATATTAGTAAATGGGGCTTGCTTAAGTACTATAAGAAGGTTGATGAAGGCTTAAACCCGGCGCAAATTAATCAGATTCTGGATGCTACCATTAAGGCGAAGAATCGCCCGACTCGAACGCTAAGAATTGATGCGATTGGGGATCTAAACGTCCGATCTGGGTGCTATATTCATATTGAAATACAAGCAGTTGGATTACGGCAGTTGATGCTTGTAGATGAATGTACTCACAAATTTGATGGCTCTGACCATACAATGACGCTTGAGTTGAAGGTGATATGATGCGAATGCTAAATATAATTAAGCGTGCAGCAATGGATGTTAACGAAGCTTCTGTTCCCGTAGGGATAACATTTGGGACAGTAGTAAACGACAATCCTCTCGAGGTGACTGTGGATCAACGGTTCATACTCGATGAGGATTTTTTAATTATTCCAGAGAGTATGACCAAGTATGAGGTTGATTTGAATTGTAACAACCCCTTAGAAGGGGTGGGAGATGTGAAATCTGCAACGTCCGATAAGGTTGTCATAAGAACGGGATTGGAAAAAGGGGATAAGGTGCTACTTCTCCGCATCCAAGGCGGTCAACAATATCTAGTTCTGGATAAGGTGGTGGGGGGATGATACCGACAGGTTCGAGCATGCAGGCGGGTACTTCGGATTTAATTTATAGTGAGATGCCTTCTTTAACGTATCGTATCGATTTCGATAATGGCCGCATCATTGGAAAAGTGGATGGAACTGAGGCAGTACGCCAAGCAATTCAGAAAATACTGTCGATCGAACGATATGAGCATCTCATTTACAGTTTTAACTATGGTTTTGAGCAAGAGGGATTAGTAGGAAGCGATGCTTCATTTCTTCGTTCAGAGCTGAAGCGTCGTATTCAGGAGGCTTTGCTCCAAGATGATCGCATAATGTCGATAGAAAATTTCGACATAACGACAGATGGAGAAGCAGCCACGGTAAGTTTTGTTGTAGTAAGTACTTTTGGTGAAATCTTTATGGATAGTGAGGTGAGCAGGGATGGGGGATCATTCGTTTGAAACTATATTGGACCGCATGCTATCGCGTGTCTCGGATGGGGTAGATAAACGTGAAGGCAGCATCATATACGATGCGCTTGCTCCCGCAGCTTGGGAAATGGCACAGTTGTATACCGACATGGAGATCGAACGGAATTTGCTATTTGCTGATACAGCAACTGGAGAATATTTGACCCGTCGAGCTGCTGAATTCGGAGTGAGTAGAAAGCCGTCAACAGCAGCTAAACGAAAAGCAGTGTTCTTTGACGAAGCGAACGTACCATTGGATGTGCCTATAGGTTCACGTTATAGCGGCGGTTCCGTGAATTACATTGTTACTAAAAGACTGGGAGCAGGCATATTTGAAATTAAAGCTGAAACGAATGGAAACATTGGAAATGAGTATTACGGACAGTTGTTGCCAATCGATTACGTTAGCAAACTCGCTCGTGCACAAATCTCAGATATTATTGCTCCAGGTGAAGATGTAGAGGATGACGAGGTCCTTAGAAAACGGTATTTTGCTGCAATGAATGAACAGCCCTTTGGAGGGAATCTATCAGACTATCGCCATAAAATAACCTCGCTTGCAGGCGTTGGCGGCGTGAAAATATTCCCGGTATGGAAAGGTGGGGGCACGGTAAAGTGCACCATCATTTCGAGCAGCTTTGAATCTCCATCTGCTGAGCTGGTGAAGGATGTGCAGACAATCATCGATCCAGAGATAAATCAAGGCAAGGGAATGGGCTTCGCGCCGATCGGTCATACCGTCACCATTAAGGGGGCAGTGTCCGTAAGTATTCATGTATCGACGACGCTTACACTTGAAGCGGGAATATCCGTGTCACAGGTGAAGGCGGATGTGGAGAAAGTGATCGCCGATTACCTGTGGACGCTGCGTATGAGCTGGAAAGAGGAAGACCGAACCGTCGTGCGTGTGAGTCAGCTGGAAGCCCGTATCTTGAATGTAAAGGGTATCGCGGATATTGCAGACACGAAGCTGAACGGCAAGGGAGCCAATGTGGAGCTGGACACGGAAGAGCTGCCGGTCATGGGGGCGGTGACCTTGAATGGCTGAACCGTTACTCAAGCGATTGCCTGACTTTTACCATGACGTGAAGGAAATGGTTCTGCTTATGGAGACGCAGGATGGGGAAAAGGAGAAGCTGCTGGCCGCTATGCAAAGGCTGTTCGACGATCAGTTCGTCATGACAGCTAGCGAGGATGCGATTGCTAGGCGCGAGCGGATGCTGAATATTCTCCCGGATCGCGATTCGGAGTCGATCGATTTCCGGCGCAGACGGATTATCAACCGCTACACGACGAAGCCGCCGTTTACGATCCGGTATTTGCAGGAAAAGCTGGATTTTTTGCTCGGCAAGGACAAGGCTCGGGCTGTTATGGATGCGGACGCCTTCCTGCTGCGCATCGTTGCCAACATTACGGATGCCGCCGTATTCAAGGAGGTCGGGCACACGGTATACGCAGTGAAGCCTGCCAACTTGGTCTATCAACAGGAGACGGCACTGCTATCCAATGTAGGAGTGAATGAGAACATATACCGCTCGGATTTGAAGCGGACGACAAGGCTTTCGACGACATGGAAGCTGGGGCGTTCGCCATTTGCCGAGCGTGGGCCGGAGGTGCAGATCAAATGATCGAATCAACGTTGCTGGCAGAACTGGCGACCCATGTCAACACGCGAATTGCCAAGGTTGTGCTGAATAAAAAGTATGAGATTACAGAGTTTACGGTGAAGCAGGTATCAAAGAGTGTCGTCAATCTGGAGTATATGATACCGCTGGGATCTGTGGACAGCGTATCGCTGATTGAGCTTCGGGCTGCTGACGGCACGGTGCTGACGTCGAATGACGTCTATATCCCGCTCACGTCCGATACGATCATCAAGCAGCCGATTACAGTGAAGGAGGTGGCCTAATGCCATACGAGGCGAAGACAAACTGGAAGTATGACGACACTGTCACGGAAAAGGATCTAAACCGCATCGAGCAAGGCCTGAAGGACGCCCATGTGGCGGAGTATAAGGATATTACGCTGAAGCCAGGTGTACAGATCGTGGATGTCCCCGAGGATACCCCCTTCCGTATGGGGGAGATTCGCGGGCGGACGTTGATTAATTTGTTGGGTGGTTCAAAAAGATTTTCCAACGTTGTTGGCGTTTCAGTCTCCTATGATGACAAAGGGATTACTACAACGGGGTCTGGGTCGACTAAAACTGAGCACTATACAGACTCAGAAGTTCGTTTTACTATCCCAGACGTTAACGGATATTACCTTGCTACTGCCGAAGTCACGGCAACAAAAGGCAAGGGATTAATTCGTATCTATGGAACTGGCAACGGCTTAGATGTAAGGGGTGGCGCTACGATAGAGGGGATTAGCTACGCACCTTTCAAAGCGCCATCGGTAGCAGAAGTAATTATCAGATTGCAAATAGTCAACGATGCCGAAGAAGTCATCTTCGTCCAAAATGGTGAAAAAGTAACCTTTACTAAGGTTCGGTTATATCAAATAACGGAATCTGAATACACTGCCATCAAGTCCATGACAGCCGAACAAGTCGCGAAACTGTACCCATACGTTGACAACATGACCAACGTTACGAATCCGTATGCTATCGCGACCAGCGGCAACCTACTACCACCGTTTACGGAATGGGTTCTAAGCCCAACTGACTCGATCGTTAGCTCGTACAAGCTGGACAAGGTCGCCACAAATCAGTACGACGCAACCATTTCGCCTAAAATCCGAGTTGTTCGCGGCCAGACGTACACATTGTCTAGCATCCGTAACGGTCGAATGGTTCTTGGAGAGTACAAAGAAGACGGAACTGTCCTCCGCTATCTTATCGCAGAGGAAAAGGATAATAACGGATACTTTTCGAAGACGGTCACAATCAGTTCAGATACCGACTACGTAATCGTACAGTTATCTAATATGGCTAACTCGGGATCATTCTCATTCAAAAATCCGATGCTCACGCTGACAGCCGAACCACAGCCATTCACGCCAATGAATCGCAGCATGTGGGCAGCCGAATGCCAGCTCGCAGCGAATCCAGTGGACGGGACGAATGAGGACGTGTTGTATGTTGGTGATGATGGATTGCCGTACGTGTTGAAGAAGTGGGAGAAGGTTACGCTGGATGGTTCGCTAAGTTGGGCAGCAATGGGTGACTATCCGGGAGGGATGACCGTATACGTAAAGAACCTTCCAAGTACACTTAGGGACACGGGGTTCGTAACGAAATATGACGGTAGTGTGCTTGAACGAGTCCTGCAACATGCACCCATTACAAAAAATGATCAACAGGTCGTAACGGACGCAACTGACTATTTCCCAAATTCGATCCTCATAGCCGTATCTAGCAAAGACAGTGGTTGGGGCGACAAATACACGCCGACAACCGACGAAATCAAGGCGTATTTCTTGGGATGGAAGATGTTCAAATTTGGAGATGCAAGCAACGCACCTTATAACGGAGAAGGGGAGAAGGATTGGGCGTACCGTCAAGTGGACGGAAGTCTGGGCGGCGGTGGTAATAAAAGCGTGCCAACGACGATGGCGCCTATAAACAGCCAGTGGCAGCCATACCGTCTCCAATACCTCAAGTCGAAGCCAACCATCGAACCAACTCGTAACTATGAAACTGGCCTGACGCTATCAAAAGGCTGGAACATGATCGAAGTCGGAAGTGGTATTGTGATTCGTGAGAAGGCGAACGCAGCCATTGGTGTTAGTGGCGAGGGTAACATTAACAACCCGTATTTACCTGCAACGATGCTCAAGTACAAAACTTTCGTAACTAGCGCAACGGTTTGCAAAAACGGTACTGTTGACAAGACATGGATACCAAAGGGCGATAATGTGCTACAATCGAACGCTGGTTATTATGATCCGACCGCAGTCTACCACGTCACATATACGATGCTAGATCCCACCTTGTCGGCTCCAATCAGCGGCAACATAGCGACGAATCTGCGCGGTACGGTAACGGATATGGTATCGTGGGCATCGGATGCAGAGCGAAGGTTGTCGGTGGTTGAGAAGCAGAAGGCCGATAAGGATTTATCAAAACCTGTATATATAAAACCAACTCTTTTAAATGGCTGGAATCGAATCAATGATAGGTCACACTATTTTAAGCAAGGAAACCGAGTGTTTGTGTATATTGCTATTTGGGGTGGAACCAAATCAAAAGGTACTACATTAATGAAGCTTCCTTACAAACCAAGCGCCCCTTCCGACGTAGATATCCCTGCATCAACATTTGACAGTGAGTCAGAATGCATCCCATTAGTGCTGTTATTTAAAAAAGACGGAACGCTTTATATCGGAGCTTCTAACCAAGAGGTTTCAAAGGTTTATCTGACTGCTTATTTTTCATACGAGACAAACGACTAGGAGGACGAGCTATGAAAGAAGCATATAAAACCGACCTGAACGGTCGATACATTGAACCAACGCTCGTTGCGGACTCCGTGACGGGCGTTTTTGATAGAATGGAGCCGGTTCAGACTGGCGCCAATGATGATGATGCAGAATTAATAGCTTCACAGCAGAATGACCCTAATCTACCCAATGAACCAAAAACGAAACTAGTCGGGTACACAGTAGCCATTCCGTTGCCAGACGGACTCTACGAACCGACCTTTGACGTACATGGTTATCGCAAAGCAAAAGCCGATTATGATCTCGCATACGTCGAATATCTCGGTGCTCTTGCGAAGCATGATCCGGCGAGTGGAAAGCCTGCACCGAAACGTCCTACACCAGTAGACGCATCTTCCTTTTGGAGCAACGGCCTGACAGAGGAAGAAATTGAAGCCTTGCAGCCAAAGCCAGTTCCTACTGAACTGGATCAGCTTCGGATTGAAAATGCGAAGCTATTGCTTCATGTAGCCGAATTGGAATCGAAGAGTGACAAACACATAGAAGCTACGAATGAGCTGCAATCTCATAACGCAGCGCTTACACAGGACCATGCAACATTACTATTACAATTAGCTGAAAAAGGAGTGATCTAAGATGGATTGGTATACAACGGTGAAACGTTATTATGATATGGGGATATATAAGAAAGATTCCAATGATCCGTTATACGTGGGCAAGTTTTGTGAGTTCGGCAAAATTACGCCTGAACAGTTCGAAGAAATTACGGGTGAGACTTATTCCACGTAATATCCACTGCGCAACCTATTCCTCGCACGCAAATAAAAAGGGCCAACAATTTTGTCGGCCCTTTCACATTCTTCTTGAAGTCCTATTCTCATCGTAAAGGATAACTGGATAACTATTTGCATAGTTATTAATCTCCATCGGATAACCTCAGAGGTTTAAGGATGATAAATGATCCTTTGAACTCAGGTTACCTAATTCATTTCCCTTAGTTACCTTATTTGCTCTACAACGCCTGCAGCACAAAGTGCAGAACGAACAGCAGTGAAATTCCATAGAACAGCGGCTTCACTTCGCGTCCCTTGCCAACGGCAAGATGGAACAATGCGTAACTAATGAACCCGACTGCAATCCCGTCGACGATACTGTGCATGAGCGGGATGAACGCGATAATGAAGAACGCGGGAAGTCCCTTGTGCATCGCATCGAATTCGATCTTCTTCACGCTTGGCATCATCAAGCCGCCGATAAAGATCAATATCGGAGCTACGGCCTGATCAGGAACCAATGTCAGTACCGGTAATGCAACCAATGTACATGCAAACAGGATTCCTGTCACAATAGATGTAAGTCCCGTGCGACCACCAGCAGAAATGCCAGCAGCTGTCTCAACCGTCGAGACATTCGGGCTTGTGCCGAACAATCCACATGTAATTACGGAGATCGCATTGGCCTGCAAGGATCGGTTGAATCGTTCCGGGTTCCCGCTCATTTGCAGATGTGCATTTACAAGGCCCACATTTTCGAACACAATGACGAGCGTCAGCGAGAAGGTTGCTACTGCAAGCGTAGCAGCCGACACGCCTTGAAACGTGAACTGACCGAATACATCACCATATGCAGCCCATGAAAAAGCCCCGCCTGTTGCCGCGCCAGCGTTAGGTACTGCGCCAACTAGATATGCGAGAGCCGTTCCTGCAATAATGGCGATAAGTAAGTTTCCTGGAACATTGCGCATGAACAAAATGCATGTCAGTGCCAAAGTGACTAGTGTGACTAGCACTCCAGGATCGGCAAACGACTGCAGTGCAATCATCGTAGATTGATCGGGGACGATTACGCCGCCCTTCTGCAGACCGATCAAGACGAGCATAAGCCCGATCCCTACAGAAATGGCTTCCTGCAATGATTCTGGAATTGCTGCCCGCAGCTGCCCAGCGAGTGACGTGAAGCTTATTACTGTAAAGCAAACGCCGGACAATACAACGACTCCCAGCGCTTGCTGCCACGTCATGCCCATGCCGTGAACGAGCGTGTAGGTAAACATCGCATTGATGCCCATACCAGGCACAAGAATAATGGGGGACTTGCCCCATATCCCCATTAACAAGCAGCCAACAGACGAAGCAAGCACAGTTGCGATAATGCCAGCTTCTTGTGGTATGCCTGCATCTGCGAGTATCGAAGAATTAACGATTACAATATAGACGATAGCGAAGAAGGACACGACTCCGGCTAGCAGTTCCTGCCGCCACTGAATTCGTGCAGTTGCAGAAGCGTCATCTAAGGACGGTGCTTCTGTCTTCGATTGTATATGTTTCTTTTGGCGGACCAA